TGTTGCTGTTGGTGGAATGAGATCATCTTCAATAACATTAAATGACGAATCAGTAGATGTAACTCACAAAGGTAGTAATGGTACTAGAAAACTACTCGCAGGAGCAGGTGTAAATAGTATTTCTATTAGTGGTTCAGGTGTATTCACAAATGATACAGCAGAGCAACTTGTAAGAACATCTTTTCAAGCACAGCAAAATACATCTGATGGTACAAATACACAAACCCCTGCATTTAAAAACTTTAGATTCAAAATATCAACTTTGATTAGTTATACAGGACCTTTCCAAATTACATCTATAGAGTATGCAGGTGAATATAATGGTGAAGCTACTTACTCAATGTCTTTTGAGTCAGCAGGTTACATTACTTTTGCATAATGAAAGTAGTTAAAATACAAGTTGGCAAAGAATCAATAGAAGGTTTGTTAAATAAAAACGAATTGACTATAGGTAATGTTATAGAAGTTGGCGACACAATTAATATTGATGGCAAAGACAAAAAGGTTGACACATTTTATAAACATCCATTAAGTGATGCATTAATAATAAATCTTGCAGTTGCAAGTAAATCAAAGGAGATAAAGTCAGATGACAAACAAACTAAAGGGTGAACTTACACTTAGGTTAGCTAATAAAGATTACAAAGCTAGATTGACTATCAACGCTATTATGCAGATAGAAGATTCTTGTAATATGGGTATTATAAAACTTGCACAAAATATGAGTGAAGGTGATATAAGGCTTTCACACATTATAGCTGTTCTATTACCTGCACTAAGAGGTGGTGGTAACGATTTACAAGAACCTGATGTAATCAAAATTGTACAAGATGCAGGTATAGTAAAAGCAACAGCAGCAGTTGCTAACTTACTTGCAAAATCTCTAACTGATGATTCAGAGGAAGAAACAGACGAGGGAAAGCAAGAAAAGGTGGAATAGCATATGATGCTCTACCCATTAAACGATACTTTTCTATTTGTGTTGGTATGATGGGAATGTCTCCTAATAATTTTTGGCAATCTAGCCCAAAAGAAATCTATATGGCTATAGATGGATTTATAGAATTTAATAAAAGTTCAGAAGAAAAAGAAGAGCCTATGACTAGAGAAAGGCTCAATGAATTAATGGAGTTGAACCCAAGTGAGTAATGCAGTTGACACATTATTAGTTGAGATTAAAGCTGAGACTGCACAGTTAAGAAGAGGTCTTAACAAGGTAAACCAACAACTAGATAAAACAAAAAAATCTTCAGGTGCTGCATCAAATGCACTTAAAGGCTTTGGTGCTATTGTAAGTACGATAGGTCTCACAAGGTTAATTGGTAGCACTATAGAAACCATAAGAACCTTTGAGGATTTAGAAGCAACACTTACAGCAATAACTGGTAGTGCAGAAACAGCAGCACAATCCTTTGACTTAATAAGAAAGTTTACATCACAGACTACATTCCAACTTGAGGGTGTATCACAAGCATTTATTAGTTTATTACAAGCAGGTGTAGCCCCTACAGAAGAAGCATTAAGAGACTTTGGTAATTTAGCGGCAGCATTTGGTAAAGATATATCACAGGTTGCGGCGGCTACATTTAGAGCTGTTACTGGTGAGATGGAAATGCTTAAACAGTTTAACGTAGTAGCTAAACTAGAAGGAGATAAGGTAAGAGTAACCTTTAATGGTGTTACAGAAGAAATAGATAGAAATGGTACTGCTATAGCTGAATATCTTAGAACTATTGGTAGAGAAAAGTATGGAGATGCATTAGAAGCTAGAGCAAATACATTATCAGGTGCTATATCTAACGTAAGTGATGGTATAGCTGAATTTGCAGTTAAGATTGGTGAAAGTGGGTTAAAAGATACATTGATTTCTTTAGCTAGAGAAATGCGTGTTGTATTAGATAATTCAGTGGGACTTGCTGATGCTTTTGGTAAAGTTCTAGCTACAGCTTTTTTTATACTTGGCAATGCATTAATAATTGTTACAAAACACTTCAAAATCTTTGCTTCAGTAGCAGTTGGTGCTGCAGTTATAGCGAATTATGCAGCACTATCAAAAGCTCTTACTGTATTAGTTGCAGGATATAAAGCACTTGCAGTAGCTATAAGAGCAGGTACAGTTGGATCAATAGCCTTCCAAGCAGTAACAACTGGTGGAATAGGAATAGCAAAAATCACAGCAGGTCTTGCCGCTGCTACTGGTGCATATGTATTACTTGATAAAACTATACAAGATGCTACACCAGTAACAGAAGATAATGCAGAAGCTACTAGATTAGCAGCACTACGACAACAACAACTAGCTGATGCATTAACAAAGCCAAAAAACATGATGGATAGGCTATCTAAAAGCACACAAGCATCATTAAAATTTTTGCAAGGTTTTGGAGTAGTCACAAAAACATTAGACCAACAAGTAAGAGAACTAGGTGTTGATGGTGCTTTGTCTGAACTTGAAAAATCAATAAAAGCCTTCAGTGATGAACAGTTTGAAATTGCAATGGGTGACTTTATAGGACCAGTTGACCCAAAACAAGCTAAACAACTAATGAAGGATTTCAGGGAAAACTTCTTTTCTGCACAATTTGGTGGTGCTACTGAAGATGAAGTTCTTAAAAGAATTGGATTAATGCCCTTTGGGGATATTGAAGGTGCTTTAAAGAAAGTACAAAGCACAATACAAAAAGAATTAGACCCTGATGGTATTAATATATTTAAAGAACTATTAGCAGATGAAAATGCTTTACAGGCATTTTTTGAAAATGCAGGTAATTCAGCTGCCTTTTTTGGTAAAGATATAGATGAAGTAAGAGCAATATTAGAGAGTTTTGTTGTTACAACTGAAAAAACAAAAAAAGAAGTGAATAGTGCTTTAGGAGATATACTGGAAAAAGCAACTGATGCTTTTGCTAATAATTTCATTAATGCTTTACAAGATGGACAAAATGCAATGGTTGCCTTTAGAGATCTAATGGGAAACATGATTCAACAAGTAATAGCTGAATTCTTAAAAATGCAAGTTATCAAACCTTTAATGAATGCATTATTCACAGCAGTAGGATTGCCTACATTACCTGCTAAAGCAGGTGGCGGAACTATACAAGGTGGTAACGCAACTTTAGTTGGTGAACGTGGTCCTGAAATATTTGTGCCTAACACTGGTGGTACTATTATGAATAACATGAATAGCAAAAACGCTATGGGCGGTGGTGGTACTACAGTAATCAACCAATCAATCAATTTTGCTACAGGCATAGTACCTACTGTAAGAGCAGAGGTTACAAAGATGATGCCACAGATAGCAGATGTAACAAAAGCAGCAGTACAAGAAGCATCAATGCGTGGTGGTACATTTAGAAGGAGTCTATTAGGTGGCTAAGATAGTAACAATGCCAACAACCCCTAATTTTATTAGGAGTAATTTTACACTTAGAAGGACAATAGGTAGTGTAGCTTCACCTTATACTGGAAAAGTAAGAACACAAGAATATGATGGTGTTTACTGGGAAGCTACTGTTACACTTCCACCTATGCGTAGAGATGTTGCTAAAAACTGGCAATCTTTTCTTTTAGAGCTTAATGGACCAGTAAATCATTTTAAATTTGCAGACCCTGATGCTCTAACCAATCAAGGCACTTATAATGCTAATGACTTAAAAGCAAAAGATAGAATTAATCAAGGAAGCATAGAATTGGACTTTACATCTGCAACGCAAACTATAGCAGCACCATCCAATACAACACCTTTTGCTAATGCAGTAGAAGGAGACTTTATAGTCGTAACAGGTTCAATCAATCCTGAAAACAATGGGACACATAAAATAACTACTAAAACTAATTCATATACAGTTGTTGTAGAGTCTGAATCAGGTGGTTTGGTACAGGAAGCAGATAAAACAGGATGCACAATTAAATCAAATCAGAAGGGTGCTACAGGAATCAACCTATCAGCAAGTTCCAACAGTGCAACAGGTACTATTAAACAAGGCGATTACTTACAAATAACATCTAGCTCAACAACAGGTGCTAATCCTGTGCAATATGTAATGGTTACAGATGATGCAACATTAAATGTCATAGGTGGTGAAGATACTTATGGGGTTAAGATACAACCAAAACTTAGAACTGCTATTACACAAAATCATTTAGTCAGATTCGCAACTCCAAAAGGATTGTTTAGATTGACCAGTAAAGATATTGATTGGGATGCTGATAATATTTCTAACTATGGTATGTCTTTTTCATGTATTGAGGTAGTTTAAATGTCACATTTTGTGCCAAACAGGGGTGGGATAGATACATCAATACAAAGTTACCTAGAAGCAGACCACCAAGTATTATTCCTAGCAGTTAAAGCAGAATTTGATACAGAAACCATAAGATTATGGTCAGGTGATTATGATCTCACGATTGATGGTGGAACATATCTTGGTGTTGGCACTTTATTATCTATATCAAACATAGAAGATACACTTGAACTCAAATCAAGTGGTTTATCTATAGCTTTAGCAGGTATGGATGCAACTGTACTTAATTTAGCACTTACAGAAAATTATCAAAATAGATTTATATCAGTTTATTTAGGATATCTTTCAGGTGGGACAGACACCACTGTAGGTACTATGACTTTGTTCAAAGGTCGTATGCAATCAATGGTAATAAATGATGACCCTAGCGGTTCTACAATTACTGTAGATGCTGAAAATAGACTAATTGACCTACAAAGACCATCTAATCTTAGATACACCAAAGAATCACAACAATACATAAGTGCAGGAGATACCTGTTTTGATAGGGTGCAATCTTTACAAGATAAAGAGATTATATGGGGTCGCTCTTCATCTAATACTGGTGGAGGTGGAGGAGGTGGTTGCTTCGTTGCAGGTACACAAATTCTCATGGGTAATAATACAACTAAAAATATTGAAGATATAAAAATGCTTGATGAAATTATGTCTTATGATATTGACAATAATTTGTTAGTAAAATCAAGTGTACAAAAATTACACAAAACATCTAATAAACAAACTTATATTATTAACTATAAAGATAATTCACTACATACAACGCAGTGTCACCCTTTGTATTGCATTGAAAAAGGTTGGGTAAGTATAAACCCATTAGCAACAAAAGAACTGCATGGGGTTGATGTAGATAAATTGGAAGTTGGTGATAAATTATTTAATAAAAATGCAGATTCTCTAGAAATAACAAGCATAGAAGTTATAGATAATAAAATTGATTTACCTACTTATAATTTAATTGAAATATATAAACACAATAACTATTTTGCTAATGATGTATTAGTTCATAATAAAAAAGATGAAGGAATTGGTAACAAAAACGAGCAACAAAAATAATGTTTAAAAAAACAGATTGGAGTATATATTTTGATGAGTTCTTAGCAAAGAACAGGTTTGTACCTTTTGCATGGGGTTCATGGGATTGTTGCAAGTTTTCTAATGCTTGTATAAAAGCTATGACTGGTGAGGATTTAATACCCAAAGAGCTTTCTTGGAAGAACGAAGAAGAAGCTATGAGATCAATAAAAGAATATGGAAAAACACTTTCTAAAAGTATTGAAAAGGCATGCAAAGCAAAAGGTGTACAAAAAATAGACAAAGCATTTATGCAAAAGGGTGATTTAGTAGTTTATAAAGAAGAATCAGAGCTTGTTGGTATTTCAGATGGGTTTAAAGTATTAACACCATCAGATGACATGGTAGTTGCAAAACAAAATGTGAATATTATATCTGTATGGAGGGTGTCTAATGGCTAAGGCATTAAAATCAGCAGCAACAATATTTGCAGTTACATTCTTAGTTGTTACAGGTGTAGCATTTCTATTAAGTACAACAGCAGTTGCTCTTACTGGTTATACAGCAATGCATATAGCAACAATGTCAGCATTCAGTGCCTTAGTTGGCGGTTTAATGTCAAAAGGTACAAATGCTAGTGCTGAAAACTTTGGAAATAAAGTAGCCACAAGAACACCTACAGCAGCAAGACAAATTGTTTATGGTAAAGCTAGAGTTGGCGGTGCAATTACCCATATAGAAACTTCAGGAACAGATAACTACAAGCTATCCATGATAGTTGTACTTGCAGGACATGAGGTAGAAAGCTTAGAAAAAGTTTTAGTCAACGATATAGAACTAACAACAACATCAAGTGGTGGTTTTGAATATGCTACTAATAGCAAATTTACTAATAGTGAAAATGCAAATAAATTTACTGTAAGTAATTCATTACTAAGATATAAATTTAAAGATGGTTCACAAACAACAGCAGATAGTAATATTACTAGTGCAACTTCTTTAGGTTCTACAGATAAGTTTATAGGCATGGCTTATATGCTTATTGAATTTGTTTTTGATTCAGAAGCTTTTGGTGGTGGAATACCACCTTTATCTTTTGTTGTTAAAGGTAAAAAAGTTTATGACCCAAGAAGTGGGCAAACTGCTTTTACAGATAGCACTGGTAAAGAGATTGGAAGCAACCCTGCTCTATGTGTAAGAGATTATTTAACTGATACAACATATGGCTTAAAAGCTACATCTAGTGAGATCAATGACACTACAACATTAGGTGGATTCGCATCAGCTGCTAATACTTGTGAAACTGCTGCAGGTGCAATTACAACAGCTACAGTCAATGGTGCTATAAGCAGTTCTACTACAGTAACAGTAGATACATCATCAACTTTAACACTTATAGATATAGGTCAAACAGTTACAGGAACAGGAATTACAGACACTGTAACAGTAATCAAAAGAACAGGTTTGGTTGTAACATTATCTTCAGCAGTAACTATCGCTGATGGTGTGACACTAACTTTCAACGAAGGCTCATACATAGCAAATGGTATTACTAATATGACTGCAGATGGTGCAGGTGTCATTGAAGGATTGCTTAGTTCTTGTGCAGGTAAAATGTCCTATATAAATGGTAAGTTTGTAATGTTTGCAGGTGCTTCTGTTACACCTGAAATGACAATTACAGATGATAATTTATTAGCACCGATATCCATATCAACTAAACAGGCTAGTGGTGAAACTTTTAATACAGTAAAAGCAGTATATGTTGATGGTAATAATAATTATGTTGCAACTGATTCACCTACAGAAACCACAGTAAATCCTGCTACCAATGCTACCTTTTTAAGTGAAGATACACCATTAGGAGAATCACAAGCTAATTATAGAAAAAATTTAGAAATACAGTTGCCATTTACTGATAGCACAACTTTAGCACAAAGACTACAAAGAACAGCAATACTACACAGTAGGCAAGAGGTAGCATTATCAGCCTTATGTAATATTTCTTATATGCAATTACAACCTTTTGATTGGGTTTATCTAACTAATGAAAGATTAGGCTATACAAACAAAGTTTTTGAAGTTTTAAGCACAAATTTAGAAGTTATGGAGCAAAATGATGTTCCTATGTTAGCTACTAGGCTTGACCTTAAAGAGATTGATTCTTCTGTATATGCCTTTGCTTCTTCTTCTTATACAAGCCCTATAGACGAAGGCTCAAGCGTTCCTACAGGTAGTTTCAGCGTAACTGCACCAACTAATTTATCTCTTACAGTAGATTTACAATTAGATTCAACCACAAGTAAAGTAAACATAGATGCAAGTTGGACAAATAACCCTGATGATTTAATACAAGGAACAGAAATACTCTATGGAACATCTTCAGGAACATATATTGGCTCTGTTTTAGTAGGTAAAGGAAAGACAAAAGCAGTTATACCTAATTTGATGTCTAACTCTAATTATTTTGTAGTAGCTAGACACTTCTCTAGTAATAATGTATTTAGTGCAAACACTGGTGAGCAAACTGTTAACACAGGTGTACCTTCAGCACCATCTGCGCCTACTAGTCTTTCAGCAACAACAGGCAAGGCTCTTGTTATAGGTTTGCAATGGACTGCACCAAGTAATAGTGATTTAAGAGCAGTAAAGGTTTATAGACATACATCTAACTTTACACCGACAAACGATACCTATTTAGTTTCAACAATTACATCAGAGCCTAGTCAAGTACAGAAACTTACTTTTGGTTTAGAAGATGGATTGACAGCAGGTACTACTTATCATTTTGCAGTAAGAGCCATAAATCATTCAGGCACACATTCTACTTTCACTAGCACAACAACAGGTAACTTTACCCTAGTAGATGCAGGTGATATTGATTTACCTGATTTCTCAGGTTATTTCCACAAGGAAGGTAATACAACCACAGCCTTAACATCATCACAATTTAATAGTGAATATGGCAGAACACCATTAAATGATGATATTTTGGTTATGGTTAATACCAGTTCTAATCCTAAAACATCAAAGGCATATAAGTGGAATGGCTCAACTTTTGTAGAGATCAATAATTTTACTACTGGTGATTTAGTTGTAGATGGAACTATTGCAGGTACAAAGATTAAAGCAGGTGATATTGCTGCCGATAGGGTTGATGCAAGTTTTGTAAGTGCATTAAACCTACTTACAACCAGTGCAACTGTAACTAATAATATAACGATAGGAACAGGCAACGCTGTATTTAAAGCAGAAACAGGTGTTGGTATACAACTTGGTCATGCAACATTTAGTTCAGCACCTTTTAGCGTAACTGAAGGTGGTCTTTTAAAAGCAGAAAGTGGAACTATAGGTGGTATTAATCTAGCTAACAATAAATTATATGTAGGAACAGGAACTGTTAATAATAGTAACACTGCATTTTATTTAGATAGCAGTGGTAATTTTTCACTTAAAGACAAGCTGTATTGGAATGGCACAACCTTAGTTTTAGATGGTGAAATAAATGCTACTACAGGTGCTATTGGTGGTTTTGATATAGGCACAACATCAATAATAGATGCTGCTGATTCTTTTGGACTATCTTCTGCTGTTACAGCAGGTGATGATGTAAGGTTCTTTGCAGGTAATACGTTAGCTAATAAAGACAATGCACCTTTTAAAGTAACTGAAGCAGGAAACTTAACTGCCCTTAGTGCAACTATTACAGGGGCATTAACTTTAACTAATGTAGATGGAACGACAGTAACGTATACAGGTGGTAATTTAGGTGTCGGAAGTATCGGTGGTACTAATATAAATCCATCATCTATAAGCACATCTAAATTACTTGCTCATGCTACATCTATAATTAACCCAGTTTCTGCTACAGGCAACGTATACCGATATGGTGGTTACAACGATATAGGGACAGTAGTTAACGCCATACCAAGTGCAATCACCTTGTCTTACAACTCTACTGAAAATGCCTTATCTTTAGTTTCAGATGGCAATACTTCTATAAGAAGTGACTCATTTGAAATAGACCACAATTCTATATACAAATTATCTCTACAAATTAAAAAAACTACTACTGGTGGACTTTGGTATGTAGGGGCTACGCAGTTCACGTCTTTTGTTTCAGGTTCGTCTTCAGATGGTGGTAACGGTCAAACATCAACTAATTTTGGTGTTTATAATGCTAACAGGGCTGCAGGAACAGATGCTAACAATGTCTATTTTGCATATAGAACTGTAGTTGATACTAATTATAGTGAGATTGTTGTTTATTTAATTGGTTCTGAAGTAAACATAGATGAAGTTCCAAATCATTCTTAT